CAGGTACAGTTATTGATTGGAGCATACAATCAATATTTACAAATGATTCGGGATATTACCGGATTAAATGAAGCAAGGGACGGATCTGACCCAGATCCAAAAGCATTAGTTGGGGTTCAAAAAATGGCAGCTGCTAATAGTAATGTAGCTACAAGACACATATTAGAGACAAGCTTATTTATTACAAAAACGTTGGCAGAAGCAATATCTTTAAGATTTAAGGATATATTAGAATTCCATCCAACAAGAGATATGTTTATTTCAAGTTTAGGGCAGTTTTCTGTAGGTTCTTTAAAAGAATTAGAAAACTTACATCTGCATGACTTTGGTATATTTTTAGATTTACAGCCAGATGAACTTGAAAAACAATCTTTAGAAAACAATATACAAGCGGCGCTAGCTCAACAAAGTATTTTCTTAGAAGACGCAATTGATATTAGAGAAGTTAGAAATATAAAACTTGCTAATCAATTACTCAAATTCAGAAGACTTAAAAAGCAGATGACTGATCAGCAAGCTGCACAAGCCGCTGCTGTTGCTCAAGCCGAAGCGCAAGGTAAAGCACAAATTGAAATTGAAAATGCAAAAGCACAAGCGCAACAAGTCAAATCCGAAAGTGCTATTCAAATTTCAACAGCTGAAAATGAACTATCTATTAAGAAACTACAATTTGAAGCTGAAACTAAAAAGCAGTTAATGCAATTTGAATATGACTTAAATGTTAAATTAAAAGAGTTAGAACTATCTGCTCAAAAAGAATTGGTTGACAAGCAATCTGAAACTCAAGAAAGAATAGCTGACAAAAAAATATCAGTTAGCTCTATTTCTGGTCCACCAAAAACAGAAAAACCAAAACAATCATTTGAATCAAAAGGAAATGATGTTTTAGGCGGTTTTGATTTATCAAGATTTGAGCCGAAGTAAAAAATAAATTATTATATTATATTATATCATGGAAGAAAATGTACAAGTAAAAGCTGTTGAAGGCACAGAAAATGTTTCAACACAAGAAAAAGAAGCTGCTGTATTGCAAGAAGCAATAGAAGCCGGCGAAGTAGATTCTAATTATGGGTTTCAAGACGACGGTGTATATCGCGTGAATGTTGATAGCCCACCAAAACAAAAAGAAGATGCCATTCAAGAGCAAGAAACAACGCGCGTATCTATGGATGAACCAGCCGGAGATAGCGAAAAAGTGGACGAAGAAGTACGGGTCGAAAATACAGAAGAGCCGAGTCAAGAAGAAGAGGTAAATATTTTAGAAGAAGTTATTGAAGAAGTTGTTGAAGAAAATGTTGTTGAAGAAAAAACACAATCTGAACAACAGGAAATTTCTGAACCCGAACAACCACAACAAATAGAATATCCAGAAGACATCCAAAAGTTAATTAGCTTTATGGAGGAAACAGGAGGAGGTCTTGAGGATTATGTAAACCTTAATAGAGATTATTCTAAAATGGATAATACTACTTTGGTTTTTGAATATTTAAAAAACACAAAACCTCATTTAGATAATGAGGATATAAATTTTTTAATGCAAAAAGAATTTGCTTATGACGAAGAGGTTGCTGAGCAATCTGAAGTTAAAGCAAAACAACTTGCATTTAAAGAAAGACTATATGAAGCACAGACGTTTTTTAATAGTTCAAAAGAAAAATATTATGCTGATCTTAAGTTAAGAAAGCAAACTGATATTCCTGATGACTATAAAAAAGCTTATGAGTTTTATAACGAAGCAAGAGAATACGAAGAACAATCTAAAAAAGCAAAAGAAATATTTGATACTAGATCTGAAAAGTTTTTCCAAAATGATTTTAAAGGTTTTGATTTCAAAGTTGGAGAAAAGAAATATAGATTTAAAGTTGATAATACAGAAAAAGTAAAAACTTCACAATCGTCAATTGAAAACTTTATTACACCGTTTTTAAATAAAGACGGGCACATGGAAAGAGTAGGTGATTATCATAAGGCTTTATTTGCAGCTAATAATGCAGATAAAATTGCAAATCATTTTTATGAGCAGGGCCGTGCCGATGCTATAAAAGAAGCTGCAGCTAAGTCTAAAAATATTGATATGAGCCCACGTACTGATAATTCGGCCATGGCGCCTACAGATAATAAAGTAAGAGTTGTACAAAGTGATTCTTCGGATCGATTGCGCATAAAATGGAAATAACTAATTAATTTTTAAAAACATTTAAAAAATGGCTTTTACAAGTGGAATACCAGCAGCTTTGCAACCAACTCAAAGCAAAGCTCTTTATACTGGTAACTATATTGATTTTACAGACAGCTCATTCAATCAGTGGGCACAACAATTTTTACCTGATGTATACGAACAAGAAGTAGAGCGTTACGGAAATCGCTCTATTGGATCTTTCCTTCGTATGGTATCAGCAGAAATGCCTTCGACTTCAGATCAAATTATCTGGACTGAGCAAGGTAGATTGCATACTCGTTATGCTAACATTATTTACTTAAGCTCCGCAGCTACAATGCCTACTACAGGAACTACTCCTGGAACAGCTACATTATCTGCTTCTGGTGGACAAGTTATGAACTTTACTGTTCCTGCTGCTCAGCCAACAAGCTTAGGTATCACATCTCAAGGAACAACAGCTGTTAACTTTAGAAAAGGACAAACAGTTATGATCCAAGCACAGTCTTCTGCTACTTCTGGAATTGGAGGTACTGGGTCTGTTGTTAAAGGTATTGTAACAAATGTATCTGGACAATACTTCCAAGTTAAAACTTTAACTGGAACTCCAGCTATCCTAGCAACTGAAAGATTCACAGCTCTTGCTTATGGTTCTGAATTTGCAAAAGGATCTTCTAACTTTACTGAAAAGCTAGATCCTAGCTATGCTACATTTAAGAACAGCCCTGTTATTCTTAAAGAGCACTATTCTATCAACGGTTCTGACACTGCTCAAATCGGATGGATTGAAGTGACTTCTGAAAACGGAGCTTCTGGATATTTATGGTATCTAAAATCTGAGCACGAAAATAGATTACGTTGGGAAGATTACTTAGAAATGGCAATGGTTGAAGGTGTTGAGCAAAATGGTACTGGAGCTACTCTAGACTTCTATGATTCAAACATCACAGCTACTGCTAAAGGTTCTCAAGGATTCTTTGCTGCTATTGAAGATCGTGGTAATGTATATTCTGACTTTGGGGCACAAGCTTCAGGTGGAGCATTAACAGATTTTGACGCTGTTCTTAAGCAATTAGACAAGCAAGGAGCAATCGAAGAAAACATGCTTTTCTTAGGTCGCGATCTTTCTTTAGAAATTGATGACATTCTTGCACAGCAAAATGGAGGATATTCTGGAGGTACTTCTTTCGGGGTATTTAACAACAGCGAAGATATGGCTCTTAACTTAGGATTCACAGGATACCGTCGTGGTTCTTATGATTTCTATAAAACTGACTGGAAATACTTAAATGATTTCTCTACTCGTGGAGGTTTCAAAGATATTGAAGGTGTATTAGTTCCTGCTGGTACTTCAACAGTTTACGATCAAGTGCTAGGTAAAAACATCAAGAGACCATTCTTGCATGTACGTTACCGTGCTTCTGAAACAGAAAACAGAAAAAACAAATCTTGGGTTACAGGATCTGTTGGTGGCGCTTCTAACTCTCCAATTGATGAGATGAGAATGCACTATCTATCTGAAAGATGTTTAGTTGTACAAGGTGCAAACAATTTCGTATTGTTTAAAGCTTAATACTTTATAGGGGACGGGGTGGCTTTGCTGCCCCATACCTCTATTATTAATTATATTATATTATATTATGGAAACTACAAAAAAAGCTCCAGTACGTAAGATTGAAAAAAACTGGGAAATAAAAGATAGAATATATGTTTTAACAGGCAATAAAGCTCCAATTAGCTGGACTGTACAGTCAAAACATACTATAAGAAAACCTTTGTTTTGGTTTGATGAAGAAAACGGCGAACAAAAAGAAATTCGATATGCAACAAATCAAAAATCTTTATTTGCTGATGAACAAAGCGGATATGCTACTTTAGGTCACATTATTTTTTATGATGGTGTGCTTGAAGTTCCAAAACAACAACAAAGTTTACAAAAATTAATGTCTTTGTATCACCCGCAAGCGGGTATGTTATGGACAGAAATAGATGAAGTTAAAGAAGCTACTGATGAAATTGAATCATTAGAATTAGAACTTGAAGCTTTAAATCTTGTAAGAACATTAGATGTTGATCATTTAGAAGCAATTATGAGAACCGAATTAGGTTCAGCTGTTTCAAGCATGTCTTCTAAAGAATTAAAACGAGATGCTTATAGATTTGCTCAAGATGATCCAGCTTTATTTATTGAGTTATCACAAGACGAAGATATAAAACTTAGAAATTTAGCTAATAGAGCTGTTGAAATTGGTTTATTAAACTTAACTGACGATGGAACAGTATTTAAATTAGCAAATGGTAAAAAGGTAATGACTGTACCTTTTGATCAACATCCATATGGTGCATTAGCACAATATTTCAAAACTGATGAAGGTGTTGATTTGATGAAGTCTATTATGAAAAAACTTTCATAAGAAAAAGGGTATAGGGTGAGAAATCAACCCTATGCTCACTAATTAATAAGATACGCATGGTAAACATAAACGAGGTATATAATATTGTACTCACTATTACTAATAAAGACAATAGAGGTTACATAACTCCAGAAGAGTTTAATAACTTAGCGGACCAAGCTCAAAATGAAATATTTGAAAATTATTTCAATAAGCAAGCAATGTATGAGTCTGGCGTTGCAATAAGCACAGATTTTTCAGATCCTGTTTTATCAAATTCTGAAAAAATAAATATATTTTATGCTTCTTCAAATTTAACTGTTTCAAATAATTTATGGGCACTACCAAGTGATTTATATAAAGTTGGTATTGTTTCTGTAAATAATGTTGATGCTGATTTAGCTTCTCATAAAGATTTAAAATACATAAATTTATCTCCGCTTACGGCTCCAGTTTCAACTCAGCCTGTATATACAATAAATGGTAATGCAATAAAAATATACCCATCTACCGTAGCATCTAATGTATTATTGGAATATCTTAAGAAACCAAACAAGCCTAAGTGGGGTTATTTGATGCCTACGGCGCAGCAGATTGCGTCTGGAGTTCCAAATAAGCCTATATATGATTCTACAGTTTTTGATCCATCTACGGACGATTATGGCAATGCTGCAAAATCATTAAATTTTGAATTACACCCTTCTGAAAAAAACGAATTGGTATACAAAATACTTACTTTAGCGGGTGTTACTATAAAGCAAGCGGATGTGGCTGGCTTTGCACAATCAAAAGATCAACAATTACAAGCAACTGAACAATAATGGCAATATCAAGAAAACCTTTAGACGTAGATAATTATTCCTTAGCAGAAGGCGGAACTGGAACAGCTATTGCGGGATATTACAGTAGAGTACATTTAAATGATATTATAAATAACTTTATGATTGCTTATATTGGTGATG